GTCTTTTGACCCTGACCAATCGCCATGAAGGCACTGACAGCGTGATTCTGAAAAGACTGGTATGTGGCCTTCCCGAGAGTTCCAAACTGTTTCAGATCAAGAGCAGCTTTCCTGCTACCGGCTTCAAACGCCCTAGCCACGCCATCTGATGCCGTTTGTGAGGCCATCACATACTGGTCAAGAGCACGGACCCTCTGGTTGTAGAGTTCCTGCTCCATGGCCTGAAGCCTTGCGTACTTCGTGGCTTCGATCTCCTCGATCATCAGATTCATCTGTTGATCGGTAGCGATCTCGCCCATCTGCCTTTGCAGCTTGATCTCGGCTATCCGTTGCTCGGCTTGCTGCCTCAGCAGTACCCGTTTCTCCCCGAGACCAAACTCAGCCGCTTCGATGGTGTTGGCGGCCTGTATCTCCGAGGCAATTCTAGCCTCACGCAGAGACATCAGATCCTTGTTGAACTTCAACTCAGCCTGTTGTCTCTTGAGTGCCTTCTCTGGGTCAGCCACAGCCGCAGGAGCGGGCTTGGCTTTTTCCTTCTCCTCTATGGCGGTCTTTGTTGCGTCTACCGACTTTAGCTGTGATTCGTATTCTTTTAGTTTCGTCTTAAGCTGGTCAACACGAAGAACCTGATCAGCAAGAGCAAGGCCGGTTTTCTTGCTCTTTAGCTGTTCCTGCTCAATGTCGATCAAGGCACCCTTGATCTCCATGATCTTGTCACGAAGTCTCTCAGACTGAGCCGTAGCTTTCTCTGCGCCTTCTCCCCACTTTGAGATAACGAATCTCTTAAGATTCGACGCCATCTCCGAGATACCGGAGAGGTAGTTTTTAACTACAGGACCAGCTACCTTTTCAAAAGCAAGTACCGCGGTCTCTTTGACTTGCGCCATCGTGACGCCAAGCTGTTTCCAAAGGTATGTCGCTTCTTTAACGCCTGCGCCTACTGAATCCTGAGCAGTTTTTGACTTGTTCAGAACAGCTTCTAAAAGGGCCTGTTGTCTTTCTTGCTGAGTAAGGGCGGTGACCGTTGTCCCAATGGAGTTGGCATATTCCCTATACGCACGACCACGATCAATAATGATCCCAAGATTTTTCAAACCACGGACATTCTCAGCAGCTATCGCGTGAGTGATAGATTCGAAATTTCCTAGAAGGTCGCCACCGAATAGTGCTGTTTGAGCCCTAGCCACACTCATAAGCTCGCCGAGCTTACTGGCGTTAGATCCTAGCTCGACAATCGCTCTATTCGCGGCGGACAATAGCGCAGTATCTTCAACGAGTCCTTTGGAAGACTTCGCCAGGCTTGCTTTGATCTCATCCCCGGCCAGTCCAGCCGACCTCGCTAGGTTGTCAAAGGCTACGTTTACTTGCTTGATGTCCTCGGCTTCGAATACAGCGCCGAACGTGGCTTTCAAGGCGTAGACAGCAGCTCCGATGACCGCAACAGCAGCGGTTACCTTAGTAAGACCACCGATCAAGCCCTCAAGATTTTTAGAATCCCCAAGGGAGACAATCAGGTTCTTTCCTTCCAAGAGTTTCTGAGTGAACTCCTTGGCGTCAAGATCCAGTTTAAATAGAGTTGTTTCTCCCTCGCCAGCCACGTCAATGTCTCCTGGCTATCATGCTCATAACGCCATACTTAGCGTCGTCGGATTCTGCTGCAAAGGCAGGGACAGTTTCAACTTCTTCGAACATGCCCGCTATTCTTCGGTAGCTCTCCTTCAGCTTCTCATGCCACTCGGGCTTGCAAAGGGGGATAGCTGCAATGTCACAAAGCGCCATCCTGTCGTGCGCCTGCATGATGCTAGCGGCTTTCCTCATGGCGAAAAACTGTGTGGCTGGCATAGACAGCACATAGTCTAAGCGCCAACCATAAGCCCTGCAAACCTCAGCGCACCACATCGGCGCGTTGATACTTATGTCGGCTAGTGATGCGCTAGACTCGTGTTTTTTTTTTCTTCAGAAGCGCCGAAAGACCTGCCGGTCACGCAATCGAGCACAAGCTGGAAGAGAGCTCCAACCTGAGCCTGGGTCATGTTCTCGATGTCTTCTCGCTTCAGGGTATCACACGCTGCCGTCAAAAGTCCGACGTAGGCATCGATAAGCTCCACGTTATCGATCGTGTCCTTCTTTCGAAGGGCGTCCATCTTGGCTAGCTCGCTTGTGATCTTGAAGAACTCTGCGGTAGTGATCGGCTTGATGAGATGGGCCTTCCCATTGAAACGAAACGCCACCGGCTCAGCGATAAGCTTATCGAGATCAGCAACGACGTTCTTCGTTGCCGCCTCTCTAGCAGGTTTCGTATTGAAAAGGCCCATCCCTTATCCCTTAGACGTAGTTCGCTGCCGTGGTTGCGATAGTGAACTGGTCTCCGATCACAAAGTCCGTAGAGCCATCGTTGATCGTAAACGCAATCACCGGGGAGCTGAACCCCACCCCGACCGTGGCGTTGCCAAGCGGACCAGAGAGAGATCCAGAGACCTGGAAGATACCATCGTTCAGAGCCGAGTGAATCGCAGTGGCAGTGATCGTCTCGGTCTTCGTGAAACCGCTGAACACGCTGACACCAGTCAGAGTGCCGTTGCCGGTTCCAACGTACACAGGAGCGGCAGCGGAAGCAGCCACAAGACCAATCGTCGGGTCACCGTGGATCATGAACCTCTCCGGATTGACAGAGTCATCCGGGAGGATGTTCCACACGATCTTGAGCCTGGCCTGGTCCCCAGGACCATAGGTGATCTCAGACTCAGCGATCGAGCACGCCTTGAAAAATTTGTAGTCACCGGAAAGATCCGCGTCAGCCTTCGAAAGCGGATGCAGGATCAGGATAGCCGACCGAGCCAGGTCAGAATCCCCAACCGACTGCGTCCAGTAGATCATCTTGTTCAGCCCGGAGGTCACAAGGTTCGCGTGCGGGAAAACAACCTTCCAGTTGTCCTTGAGCTGGATCTCAGCGATCTCGGTAGTGACCGTGATCTCAACCCCGGTAGTCCTTCGATCCCGGACCGTCTCGCCAGACTGATCCGACTTGATCTCAGCCTTGGAGTATTTCGCCGAAACGACTACGTTTCCAAGCGTACCGCCAAGATCAACCCCGTTGAAGTTGACGCGCATCGGCGTCAGCTCCATCCTGCTTGTAGTTACGACCGCTGAACTTGTAGGCATCTTTTAGCTCCTTCGCGAAATTTTATAGCTGCTCGTAATGCTCGATCTCTAGGCCAAGGACCACTTCCTTTCGAAAGGTCCCTTGTGGATCATCGTCAGCCTGAGCGTTCGTATACACTGGCGAGAACGACGCGCTTGCAATTTTCACTTTGAGTGTTACCGCACCATCCACCGAAGTCAAACTCTCCTGGGCCAATACCTGATGGAGAGCGGCCTGATACCGCCATGACTTATAGGTTAGACGGAAAGTGTCCCTGTCCTCAACCACGACGCTTACGTTCATACGGATCAAGGCGTTTATGTGGTTCGCGGCCTTCGTAGTCAGGTTGAAATCTCCGCCCTCTGTGATGATGAACACCGAAGGGGCTCTGAAGCCTGCTGGCTGTTCACTGAAGAAGTAGTTAACCGGAGGCTCGGTTGTGACCATCGAGTCAGCCCGATCAGTCCTGATAGATGCAAGAGCCGATGGGATCTGAGCCTTGATCCTGTCCCTTATGAGCTCGGAGGCAATCTCAAATAGGTTCCTTGCCATCAGACGCCTCTTAGACCTTTGCCCTGGAGATAGGACGAAAGCTTACGCTTTAACGCAGCGTAGAACTCAGGGGCAAACTTCGTGATCGTTCTGTTCTCATCGAAGTACCTGGCATATTCCACAGTCGTGGCGATTGTAAGCCTACCGCCTGACACGATCTTTCTATGCCCTGAGAATTTCGATGGAACAAACTCAGGGGCTTCGGAACTCTTGCCGACAAGGCTACCGGCAAGCTTGCCAGTCGCCACACCGATGAATCTCCCACCGCCCGGTGCGCTGGCGTACTTCGTTAGCTTCCTCTTGGCGTAGACTGGATTGAGAGGAGCCCACCCACCATTTCTCGGGTTCTTTTTCTCGATCCTTTCAATCTGGTATGTCTGATAAGCCGGGTAAGCTACTCGGTTTAGCCACCCGTCGATCAGCTTCACGCGGTTGAACATGGAGTCAATCTCCTTGCCCACTCCGTCATGAACCTTTTTCATTGTGGCTTTCATCGATTAGGCGGCACGTCCTTGACGTTCCCTCTGACCATACCAAACGTAGGAGCAAGGGCTTGGCCCTTCCTGCTGTAGTAGTCGTTCCGCTGCTCAAGAGCGGTTTTTCTCAAAGCATCAGCGGCGTCCTGATACTGCTTTGCGATGTCCCTATTCTTCGGATCTGGAGCGTCCTCCATCCGGTAGGTCTCGCTCTGCCTCTGCACCCAACGAAGGGCAAGCTTCTGGTAAGCTTCAGCCGCAGAGTAGGATAGCGCAGACGGCCTTAGCCCTTCAGGGATGTTAGCCGGGTCGTCTGCTCCGAGGATCCACTGAGCCGAGGTTTTGAGAAACACATCGAGCTCCGCATCCAGAAACCACTGAATGTAGTAGGTCGCCTCGAGTACAGAACCGTCAGAAGGGGCAGAGGCTACCGTGAAATAACCAGTAGAAATGTCATCAGCCGCAGCAGCAGGCGTAAGGGCACCATCCACATACAGCCCCAAGGGACTTGTTGCCGTAGTGAAATTCGTCAGTCTCCTGAACTCGAATGTCTTGAAAAGCGTGTTCGTCCCGTCGATCTTACCAAACACACGCTTGAAGGCCATCAGCTTATCTGTAGGTCCGTCTGAAAGCTTCGTCCTCAGATCAGCGACGGCAGTTGTCCAGGTCGCCATTTATAGTTCTCCAAGCTGGAAGAGTGCGTCTTCAAAGGTCGATCCAAGCCCAAGGATGACGTATCTAAACCCGCGTTCTTTGAGCTTAGGCCGCTTACGCTCGCATAGCGCCAGTTCCGCTTCATCCATTGGCTCATCGACAAGGAGCGGACCGCCCTCCGCATACGGGAAGTACCTGTCGATCCTCTTAAGTCTCTCATGATACGGGAAATCCTTTTGACTGCCTGGGTAGTACCAGTTCGTCGTGTAGATCGAGCTGCGAGCCACTTTCTCAGCTACGCTCGTGAATCTTTGAACTGGCTTGGCACGATCAAGCTTCACGTCGTTATCGGTAACGAACGGATCAAACTTTTTTTTCTTTGCCACGGTCCTAGCGTATGCGTGGTTCATTTCAATTGTCCAGTAAAACAAGGGGCGACGTGCAAAGCTCACACGCCGCCCCAGGTCATACCATCCGTGGCTTAGACGCTGCCGTCAGAGCCCTGCCACGCAAATCGCGGGTCAATGAAGTCCGCGTTGGCGCGGGTTCTGACCTTAAAACGATAGATGTCTGCGGAGAAGCTCTCACCAGACATCGGGTTTTCCTGTTCCACAACCGCCGCCTCGCGTACCTGCACGATGAACCACGGCTTCTTGGAGTCAACCAAGTACCAGGCTTTCGAGTCAGCATTAACGCTGCCGCTGTTGTCGAACATGAACCGGCTGACAGTGATGTCGAACAGACCCTGAAGCGGGTTGATCGCAAACGCTCCGCCGACGTTACCCGCAGCCGCAGCACCCGAGGGGTAGTACGAGCTATGGGCAAGGACCGCGCTATCAAAACGATAGTGCGGGCTGATCAGGAGCCGGTCAGGAGCGACCGACATCTTGAGACCGAGCAGATTGAGCTGATTCATCAGCGCAATCAATCCGGCCTGGATATTCGCCTGGTTCAACGCAGCGTAAGCCGAAGGACGGGTCTTACCGCCTCCGACAAGCCCAGTCGCGTTCCAGGGGTAGGTCGTTTCCGCAGCAGGCTTGGTCTCAGTGACCGGGATCTCGAGTTCGTCGTACTTCATGCCAGCCACAGAGGCGAGCTTCGCATACGACAGAACCTCGAGAACCTGCTTGGCATACTCGCCAAGTAGGCCCGCTTGCTTTTGGAACTGACCAGTCTGGTCATCATCCAAAAGCTCCTTCTCGATCGGGTACATGGTCCCGTACTTCTTGTTCTGGATTTTCAGATCCAGGCCAGCAGCACGAACCTCGGGATACTTCTCCTGACGGCCCACTTCCTTCGGGAACTTCAGACCATGGAGCGGAGCGTAAAGTTCCGTGTCCTTGTTCGAAGCGACCGCATGGGTCCAGTCCTCATAGGTCGTTGGCACGCTCTCATACAGGCTGTTAACAACGGCCTGCACTCCCGCGCGGAGAACCTGGTTGAAGGAGCTGGCAGAATCCGCTTCGCGGAGCTGCTGCTTGACCTTCTTCCAAGAGAAGTTCGACTCCATGATCGGGAAGGACTTGGCATCCTTGATATCGATGCCAAACCGACGCTTCATGGACTCAACAAGATCCCTTTCGTCTTCCGACTTCCAGAGCCGCGAGGAGATCGTCTTGCGATTCTGTTCGGCAGTAGCCCTGCCGACAAGCTTCATTGCATCACTCATGACTTGTCTCCTTACAGGCTCGCCAGCTTGGCCTTGTTGAACAACAGGACTTCGCCTTCATCACCAGCCGCAGCGGTGATAGCCTTGCCCTGGAACACGCCGATTGAGTTCACACCGGCAGAAGACACGGTCTGCGCATCAACAGCAGTAGCGTAGACAAGATCCCCTGGATTGAACACGTCAGCGACCTTCAGCTTCACCTTGGCGATAACGCCAAACTGCGGGCCTGGGATGTCCACAGAAGAGACAGCCGCGTCAACCGCAGTACCCTGATAAGGGGACAGAAGCTTTCCGGACGAAATGGTGACCCTGGCGATGCCACAGAAAGTAGCGCCATCAGCGTCAGCCGTAACGGGTTTGATCAGATTGTTCGTGTCGTCAAAGAACAGGAGGTCACCCTGGTTGAACGAGACAGCGGAGCTGATCACAGCAGCCGCGCTCTCGAACAAGCTAGAGGGACGCACCGAACGGACGATACGATTCATTGGCGAAGTAGCCATATTCGTTCTCCTTCAGTTATTCGTCGTTAGCGAGACACGCTGCGAGATTGAGGCCCTTCTGGCTCGGCTCGCTGTGTTTCTCAGTTTCCACGAATACAAGCGACATATGGGCCTCACCGCCCGTAGTGGCCGACATCTTGTATCCTTCCATGAACAAAGCGAAGGCACGGTCGAATTCCTCAGCCGTCTTCACTTTCCCAAGGCTTTCCTTGAACTGCTTGGTAACCTTCATCGGAAGCTTGCTCTCTGAAAGCTTCGCGTCGATGTGGGCCGCCAAACTATTGGCAGCATCCTTTTCTTTCAGAGCAACGAGCTCACCCTTGGCCTTGAGGTAAAGAGCCTTGTACTCAGACTCCTTCTTCTCCTCGGCTTCTTTCTTTTCTTCAGCCTCTTCGGCTTCCTTTTTCTCTTCGTTCTCTTCCTTCTCTTCGTCCTCTGGCTTTTCCTCGCCTTCGGATTGCTTTCCAGCCATGTGCTTAGCCAGCTTCATGGCGTGTCCAGCGGCAGCTTCGGCTTCCTCTTCTGAGTAACCCATCTCCTTGTAGGCTTCGATCGCCTGCTTCATCTTGCCGCCGAGGTCCTTGCACTCTCCCTCCTCGGCCTCTTCTCCAACTAGACCATGCTTTTTCAGCATGTCCATGATGAGTTTCATGTCAGCCGCAGCGTCATCGTGGCCTTCCGGGGCGGCTTCCTTCTTCTCTTCGGCTTCCTTAACTTTCTTCTTCATTTCGTCTCCTTCGAGTAGTTCGAGAACCTTCCCCTTGGCACCTGGTTCAGTAACAAGGTCACAACTTATTGCGTCAGAAATCGTGCTAACCACTTTCAACTCTTGGATGCCTTCGTCCATGGCCTTGAGTAACTTCGGCCTAGACCCTTCAGGAACCGTCTGCTCCTTCAGGAACTGCTCGACAGGCATTGGGTTAGCGTCACCCGTCGCGTTGATAGACAAGCCAATGAATTCTTTGTCTGGGTATTTCTTCCCGTAGTCAACTGCGTGGCGTGCAAGTCCACGGACCCATTCGTAGTCCTTGTCTGGTAGGATGACCAAATCACCGCAGAGCATCGCCTGGCCCTGATCCCCCTCTTCGATCTTGAGATTCTCGAAATGCCCTACCACGTCACGGATTGATCTCTCTGGCCTGGACTGCTCATCGATCTCCGAAGGGTGATCAGCGTAAGCTTTCTTCCCTTCGAAGACCGGGACCGCGCTCTCGAGAGCCTGCCTAGTGTAGTAATAAGCGTCGTTAAGATTGCCCATGCCTTCTTGGATCAGGGCGACACGAAACCGTGTGAATCCAATCCCGTTGTCTCTAGCCCCGGTCCCTTCGAAGAACTTGGCATGTGCGCTATAGGTGAGGATAGATCCTGACGGCCTAACTTTCTCGCTCTCAGATGCAAGGATACCCTTTGCAACAGACGACGATGAATCAGACTCGAGCTCTCGTTTCGTCAGCTCGATGCCGTTTGCCTTCAATGTGTTCAGCAAGGTAGCTCCAGACATCTCAGGCGTCTTGAGCAGGTAAGATTGGGCCAGCTCGTATGCATCACCAGATCCCTCTGGTTTGGAAGGCTTAGCCTTCTGCGCTGGCCCAGGAGTGGATCCTTTCGGAAAGGAGTCAGCACCCCAAAACCAAACAGGCACGCGAATGCCGGAGTCATCTGCTTCGGCCTTCTTGATCTTACCGCCCATTTTCTTGTAGATATGGGTCACAAGCGCATAGAAGTCATCGGCCCCTGATTTACCAGCGGCCTTCTTCGCCTTGTCCCACTTCGGTTCATTCTTGACCCAGCTTGGCATTGCTACCATCCCGCGCGATGTTCGCGCTCCTCTCTGGTCGTGAACTTCACAAGGATATCACACTGCCCACCGCCTAATGGCTGGATCTGAGGACGCAGATCAACGGTCCTTGGGTTGATCCCATGATCCTTCATGATCTTTTGAACCTCTGTAAGCGTGCTGACTCGATACCCCATAATCTCGTACTTGTGTTTCCTGACTAAGTTGGACTGCCTCAGAAGGTGCGAGCCAACATCTGCGCTCGAAAGTATCTCCTCTGAGTGTCCTAGATATTTTTCAGGGTTTTTTAGGAATTGGTCAAACGTGGGGAAACCATGCTTCTCGAGATGGTGTACATCGCCTTCACTTGCGGCCTGTCCTAAGCGTGCCGCCTGGTTACTTTCCATTCTGATCCTTGATGCTTTGTCTCTCGTTAGACGGGATCCCTGACTTCGGAGGAGCGGTAAGCGGGGACTTCCCAAGCCCAGGAGGAGGGGGCGGGATAGCAGGTGCAGCGGTAACCTCTTCCTTGTCGAAATCGTAGTCAATGATCCCGAACTCTTTGGCAGAGATCTCCGCCGCCCTGCGCTTACTTATCCATCCTTGGGACTCAGCAAGGGCTAGGTCTTTTAGCTTTTGAGATCTATCTGTACTGATGAGATCGGGGAAGATGACGTTCATCTGCACTTTCCCAAGGCCACACTCGAGCATCAGGCGGTCCCACATATCCCTGATGATGCGCTCGTAGACGGCCTGCCTCATCTCAAACTTCTTCGCTACAGGTTCCGTCGCAACAACAGCGGTAGCCCTAGTCTGTCCACCCGATAGGTGAGTGGACAGGTAGGAGATAGGTATCCCAAGGGCGGTAGCGATCATGGACAGGCACCACTCGAAGGACTGAGATACTCCGCGAGCGTTTCCTTCAGGGGATAGGTATTGCCTCTGTATCGCCTCTGTATGAACGAACTCACTCCCGGCAGGGGGAATGGTGCCCATCGCTTCCTGCGCGTCTACATAGGCATCTACGTCAGCCTGAGAGCCTTTTACGGTGACATCTATACCCCATGACGCTTGCTTTTGAAGCGCTATGAGTTGGTAGTTGACCGAATCTCTGAGCCTCTTCATGTACCCAAGGGCCGGAAACAGGTCAGAGCGTCCCCTCTTCTCGCCTACGAAGTTATTCACCGTGTAGTGGTTGATCTGTTCAGCCGGGATCGTTTGGAAAATGAACTTCGTCGTAGGGACTGGGGGCTTGTCCCCGATTCCCGTGTACATCTGCCAGGCCGTAGGAGCTACCCAAACGTAGTAAAGGACCTTCGTGATGTCCTCTGGCCAAGTTACGATCTCCCACATAACCGTGGGATCAATCAGCCTCACTCTTGGCAAGAGACCCTTACTTACTTCCTGACCATGTACCGGCCTGTAGACGATGTTCGTTTGCTTGTTTGGGAGCCACCACACGAGAGTTTCCCCGTAAGCCGGGAGCTCTCTCGCGATATGATCCATCATCTGATCAAGGTTATTCACTTCAGCGAAGGCATCCCAGACAGCAAGGGCCGCTTCGTTCTTGCAATCAATCTTGAAACCGCGACCAAGCGTGAAATCTCTCATGAGATTCACATAGGCTCGACCTACCGGATCATGGTGAGCTGCCCAGAAGCATTGGTTTGCCATGCGGATATAGTCGTAGAAATACAGGTTCTTGTAGAAGTTGCCGCCAAGGAGCGGAATGAAGTCCTGCCCTACAGATCCGGGGCTTACAATATCTGCGTCAGTTGCAAATGCATCGATGCTTTCTCTAAGGCTAGACTTTGACCAGTGCTTCTCCCCGGTCTTGAAAGACTCAAGGAACTCTTGCCTTCCCATCCGCTTCATCTGGTACTGCTTGTTAGCCTTCGAGTACCCAATGACGATAGCGTCAATACCAATCGATTTATCCCTCTCCATCAGAGCGATCATCTCTTGGACTGTATGTACGCCAGTAGGAGTCAACTCCCCTGCAACGTAACCCTCGTTCGTCTCGTACTTCTCAGGGTTAAAAGAAGGTTTCATAACCCGATTCGAGGATTGCTTTAGCTTGCCAGCCATTCGTCAAAGTCTCCTAGCGTCGGCGCTTCTTCTTTTGTGTCCGTATACGGAGCAATGCGGCAACGGCAGTTAAAATGGAGCGGAGGGACCAGGCCTTTGCATCCTTCGTCCTCTTCCTCTTCAAAGTCTTCGCCGATCTCTTCCTTGATCTCTGAGAGTAGCTTCCCATCCCTCCATAGACAACACTCATCGGTCTTATCGTCAACCACCGCGATAAAGACAAAGTCATCTATCCCCATCTGCTTAGCTGCGGAGTGTTGCCCATTCTGTACCTTGGAAACGAAGTCTTGCTTGATGTCTTGTTCTACTTCCCAGGAGTACCTTTCATCGTCATCTGGCTTTTCTTGCTCGCCTGGTGCTCTCCACTTGGGGACATACTGCGACTTGTACGAATCGAGCATGTCCTCCCATTCGGAGTCGTCAATGAAGAGATCGGAAAAGTCAGTCTCTCCTTGCTTCTTATCGGCCTCCTTGACCCGTCTTAACTGCCCAGCGGTCCCGGAGATTGTTCTCTTCGGGAAGGCCCGGTCTACCCTGGATAGGGCTAGATCAATTGGGTCCTCCATCACTCGCGAGAGCTCCACCGCGTCTATGATTTCACGCCTCACCCGGTTGAAGCCAAGCAGGAGTCGATTCAGGATCTGCTCCCCGTCTCTAGTCTTTGAGTCAGCTACCTTTGTCAGTCGATGCCTTGGCAGTGCAGCTCTAGCCATCTCCCCCCTGGCTCTACTTACAGCCTCGACTTCCCCGGCCCAGGACAATAGGAATGAGTTCCTCCTGAGCCTTTTAATACGATCTAGGATCCTCATCGAAGCACCATGGAACACTAGGTCAATGGAATGATCTATGGACTGGATCGTATTCCTTGCCCCGTTCGTAAAGAAGAACTGAGCTACCACAGCGGAATACTGGGAGGCCACTATACCCTTAGCCTGTGTAAAAGCTTCCCTTGTGATGTCGTCTATTTCCGAGAGAGCGTTACTGAGAATCACTTCCAGGGCTCTGTCGCGTGATGCGATGAACCTAGTGTAACGCACATGGCCTGAAAGGGGCCTCTTGATCATCTAAACCGATAAAAGCACGGATACAGAAAGCGAGCAAGAGCTAGACATTGATGATCTTACCTCTGAACTGAATACGATTCTCACCAACGACCGCTGCGACTTCAGGCCAGAGTAGTTCCCCATTATGGAATGTCAAAACCACGAATCCTGATCTGTGGTTTCTTGGGTTGTACTCCATATAGCCCGTGTGTTCTCCATACGGGTCAGACAGAGTACCGGTATCAACTCCAAACCTTGTGCCATTGTAGTCACTGAACGGAGTCACCTTGAGGCTGTGCAGATGGCCGGTAACCATCGTCTTCCCAGCCCAAAGTGTGTTGTTATGCGTTGCGTGTATTCCACCTTTAAACCGGTGTTTAACTACGACCTGATCATTGATCCACACAGACCAAGCTATCGTCCAGTGAGGGAAGTTGTCTGACAGCCTTGATCCTCGGATCTGCTCTATCGCAGGGGCTTTATTCGAAAGATAGGTCTCAAATCTCGCGTCGTGGTTCCCGATTGTCCAAAATAGTTTTGCTTTGCTTGCTTCCCTAATTTCATCCGTTCTTTCTTCAACGGCTTGTATCTCTTCTTTAAGCTTTGGCCCACCCTGCCACATTATCTTTGGGTGTCTGCTAATCTCGTGTCCGTCAAATATGTCCCCGTTCAATATCACTACTTCTGGCTTTAGTTCCTTTATGACCTTCACGAATCCAAGATGAGCAACAGTAGGAGCGCCAGGCCAATAATGAGCATCTGATCCGATGACCACGGAGCCATTTAGAACCTCTATATCTATTTTACTTTTATAATTTGCGATTCTTGCTTCGTTATCGGAGCCAGGAGTAAGTAAGGAAATACCCATTCTCTTTTCTATTCTTCTTCTACGCGTGAGCACATTCCTTACTGTAATATTGAGCGTTCTAGCGGTTTCCGTTGCACCTTTGTTCTGGAACAGCTCTATGAACTCTTCGTCAGTACACGATGGCGCTGGCACGATACTATTGAACGTCTTATAGATTCTTAGGTCAAGACCTGGTGATGACGCGGGTTACTCCGGCTCTTGGGTGTGCCTCTTCGTCTAGCGCCATGATAGGGTATCCAATGCTGTCTGAGCTGTGCGTGAGGGAGCTGTCTGCGGTTTGATCCAGAATCGCGCTATCCGCTGATGTTTTCCACACCACGCGCTCGAGATCTCTCCTCAGATCCCGGCATTGAACTGGGTGATACCACATGGTCGTAGAACCATCTGCGGCCTTTAACTTTCTATTGACAGTGTTTACTCTGTCTTTGACGCTCGGGTTTACATCAGGAGTTCTATTTTCGTGCCTGATCCCAGCGGCAGTAAGCATCTGCCTGATAATCGTGTAGTCAGTTTCCCCGGCTGACGCGGTTTTCCTAGCGTTACCCGTTGCATCGCCTATTAGGACAAGTCCTGCCTTGTGGCCCTTTGTCTTCTCTATCAGAGCCCGTGTCGCTTCTGGCGTGTTGCTCTCATTCAGTATGATCTGATCGTGCCAGTACCAAGAGGGGCCTTTCTTCTGGCCTAGAGTCCAGCGCATATGTCCTACATTGAAGTCCATACCAACTATAATTGGTAGGTGCGGAGAGAGAAGCCCTTCTGCAGTAAAAGGGGACCTATCCTTGTGGTTCCATGTTCCGTTTGAGATGTAAGCCCTTCCAGCCGAGATATCTCTAAACTCAGCTAGTATCTCCTGTGCGAAGACTGCCTCAGACATAGACTGCTTGGCGGCTTCGAACTCTTGCATGGAGAAAGATGGGTTGTCAGTAGATGGCGCATGGAAAAATTGCCATGTCCCATCAGTACATAGCTTGGCTTGCTCGGCTAAGTCATACAAAGCGTCAAAACCATTCGGGGTAGAAACGAACGCCGCCCATCCGGTCGTTGTGGTCAGCATAGGGCGGATGACCATTTCCCAAAGTCTAGGGTCCTGATCTCTTAGTTCGTCTATTACAACCCCGTTCAATGTTTTACCTCGCAACGAGTGGGGGTTGTCCCCGGACAGGTACTCGATCACGCTTCCATTTATGAGTTCTATCCTTAGCTCCGTATCTAGTTTCTTTCTGATCACTTCGCTTGGGATAGCCGAGACCATTCGCCTATATTGTTCTTTCCCTTGAGAGAACACCGGAGAAATGAACCCATACCTGCACGAGTGATTTTCCCATGCTTTGAACATCAACTCGTTGTTGCACATTGTGCTTTTCCCGACCTGTCGGCCCGCAACTACAACCCTGTACCTAGCCTTTGAGTTATGGAAAAGCTTTTGAGTCTTATGCGGAGAGTAGAGGCAAAGAGTTTTTTCGATTAATCTTTGACGTGTCGCCACGATTCACGTTTTTTGATTTTATGCACTGTACTGAAGTAGATGCCGTAGTCTTTCGCTATTTCTGTCAATATTCTTGTATCTGCTCTGATGGCCCTTACTTGATCCTCAGTCAGTTTTGCTAGCGCGTTATTTTCTCCCCTTCGCTTGCCTAGAACATTGATAGCGTGGATATTGTTTTCTTTTACAGAGACCCACTCTAAATTTTCTACTCTGTTGTCTGTCTTGATACCGTTCTTGTGGTTTACCTGTTCTCCGGGCTTAGGCATTCCAAGCCATGTTTTAGCTACTAGCCTATGAATCGATGACTCTACTCTGACAGAATCCACGCTGAGGGTAGCTCTCTTATACCCATCCTCGTTCAATCTAGCTGACAACTCTTTTACAAACCCAGACTTTATAGAGAGCACAGCGCCATGCTTCGCTGCGAAATATCCTGGGCAATCAGGAATCGGTCTTATCTCTATCGGATCCTTGCCCCCATTCGGACTTATAAACGACTCTCTCTTCGACGGAAGCATCGATCTTTTCCTCTACTTTGTCGGTATATCCTAGCATCTGCTTTGAAAGCCAAATAGCCATAGTGCAATGACCGTTGACCGCCATATCAAACATTTTTCTTTTCAGGCTTATTCTTCCGTTAGCCCTGCCTTTTATAAGCTGCGACATAAATCTGCGCTCGATGGTCTTTTTATTCACGTCGAACCAAGCCGCGATCTCTTCAGACGAGCAATTCATTGCCGCCAGTTTTACTACGGTATCAGGATCTATGTCTTTCGGTGGTCTGCCCCTAGCCATAGATCCAGTTGATTACAACTTGATCCTGCGAGCAATAAAATTCTAAATCACTTGCCCCTGTGCTTTGATCAGGCATCTGTAAAAGTCCGGGCTTTGCGAGACCTTCTGATACAGCTCCTCAGTGTGTATTGCCTTGATCTCTTCCTTTGTGAACCCTGGAACTCCGGCGGTAGCATAGCCGGTAAGTGGGACCTGGCAACAGACGTAGCCTGAAGTAATGAAGTGGGAGATCTTGATCCCGATCTTTGCCAAGAGAGCTCTAATGGCAAACGATATGAACTGAGGGTATCCGAATATCTTGTCATCCAGCATCAGGGCGTTCTCTACGATCTCGGCCCTTGTCTTGTCTGAGATGCCCCTATGCCTCCAAACCTCTAGGCTTGTCCTCGGGTCCTTCGTGTACTGCTCGAGCGTCGATAAGGTGACATTGAAGTCGGAAGTTTCCACCGTGTAGGATCTTGTCTCTGTCTGTTGCGCGATGATCCCTGAGTGTGACCACATAGAATTCATGAACCAAGCGATGAGCCTGCTCATCTTGTTCTCATGGTGCATCACAAAGAATATATCGCCCGGCTGGAACTTCATTCTTCCTCAGCCCAGTCCACCGAGAGCTGGCAATTGACCCCTTGTGTAGATGACGCCTTCTGCGCTTTTACCACCAGGTAGAATCCTCCCGGAAGGAACCCGTAACCACCAACTGGCTGAGCCTCAGTAGGCGGCCCATGCCCTGCGGAGAACGTCATGGTCATTCCTGACTTGATATTCCCCTTCGCGTTATTTGGCATCGTACTTGGGAAGCTTCGTTCATAGTAGTAACCGATCACTGGATAGAGCGGATACCCGTTAGCTTGCACTACCGAATCAGCTACCGGAGCCGTTGCGTTAGGATCCTGTGCTAAAGCCATCTGCCATGCGATCATCCTGTCTAAGTCTGAAATTTCTATCGCAGCGACGTAGTCACCGAAGGACCTTGTTTCAAACTCTACGTCACCGTAGGCGATCCACCTTCCCGGCTGTGGGACAGGTACTGCGAACTCCGCCACGCCATTCACGTCTGTAGAAGTGAACGCGCAGAATGATCTTAGCGTCTTATCGTTCCTTTCCATCGATGTCGTAACATCCAAGTTGCTTTTTTTATTCCCGTTCGGCTTATATACACTAAGAAACTCGTTCAGGTCTGTCGGGTCTGTCGGGGCCTTAAGCATAGTATGCTGCACGCTAAAATATCCGTCATCCGCCACAAGTTCCCATGTCGAATCACCCTCGACATACTGAATGGACAACCCAGGACGAGCATCTATGAATTGCTTGATGTTCGCCCATGAATTAACGATCAGTTGCTTGCTCACCTTGCCCTACTCTCTTGTAAGATTGACCAACCCGGCAAAGAAAGTCTTCGACGATGACTGCTTTCGTAACTTGATCGTGATATTACTTGCATAAGTAATTGGAAGATCCATCGGCCCCTCCCATCGGACGCTCTTATCCTTGAAGCTAAATCCGATCCATTCAGCATTTTTTGTAGGATCTGTCGTAAATTCATATATAGTTGGGTCCAGCATTTCCCCGATAGATAGACCAGTAGACCCATTGAACAAATCAACCCCATCAACAATCAGACGAATGAACCATGCTTGCCCTACTGGGTCTGACATATTTTCTAAATTTATAGTAAATCCAATTACAACTCCGCCATTCGCGTGTGTCTTATTGTAGACATCGGTGAAACTAGATCCTATCGTTGACCCGCGAGCTACCCCACCGTTAGTTACGTTCATGTCGTCGTAGAAAAGGTTATTCCCCAGAGTTGGGACTACCTTTCCGTTCCCGTATAGCTTCACTGGAACTGGGTTAGTTGACGAATACGGAACACCGTTTACGTCTACCAATCCGATCGGCGGTGATGTCCCGTAGGCTGCTACTCCCATTATGGTTCCCTGTTTACTATGATCTCATAGGCCGTGCTAGCAGCAGATCCCTTGATATGAAACTGTGTTGCTGACCCGCGCATCGTCCAAGACATCGCAGTCCCTGGAGTGAGAGTAAAGAAGTTCGTCCCGCCGTCGAAAGACACAAGTAAATTCTTAGTTGGAGTATTCGAGACCAAGCAACTTATCATCACGTCCGCTATCGGGGATCCGGGAGTAGTGGGGATAGCCGTTGAGCTAGTCCCCACCGTCCCGTTGAAGTGCGACGTGCTCCCCAGGTTATCTTGTACTTCAAACTGAGGAGCAACGTCAGCCATTAGCTTTCCACCGCTACGATAGTGGCGTAGAAGTCAGATGCCTTATCAAAGTTCAGAGCCTTGACCAAGATCTGCTGGGTGCCAGTAGCGCCAGCAGTGACCTGAAGGTTCTCGAGGAACATATCAAAGCTATACTGCCCGGAGTCAACAATGATGTTCCCAAGGATCGTTGGCGTCCCGTTGTCGTTCCAACTAATCTCGAAGTTAGCTCCCCTTCGGCAAGCGACCATCACTGAGATGTCAGAGTAGCTAAGGCTGGTCGTCAAGGTCAGCGTAGCAACAGTGACTTGCGTCAATGAACCGGAGGCCGTGCCCCTTGCTCTCTTCGGTGTTCCAGCCGTGAAGGTAACCGGGACCTTACCAGCAGCGTCAAGCTGCGGGAGGATCAGGTTTCCAGAGCTGTCTTTGAACGCGAAACCGACTGACCCGACTTTACCAGATGCAGCATCGCCTTCCTGGGATTTACTGAGTGGAGCTCCAACGCCTGTTGCGTCCTCGAGCGTTGGGAATGATTCTCTAATATCTGCCATGTGTGGATCCTCCTTGAGTTAACCGTCGACGGCTTGCAGGTACGCCTCAACGTCAGATGCCATAGCCCCTGATCTCGCCGTGAACTTCACGGTCACCGTACCGCTAGCAGTAACGGTTCTTCTAGGCGAGAAAGAGAATCTGGCATTTGGAGTTGCTGGTCCTGTTCTACCTGAGCCGATTATCGTAGCCCCATCGGAGATTGTAAACCGCCCCTCTGTCCTACAGGCAACTACTACAGAATCTAACGACCTGGCCGGGGATGCCGGGGTAGCTGCGGTGATCAATGTCTGCTCCACCCCGGGGGTGGAGGATGTCTGTGCATCTGCGTAGAACGGGGTTCCTGCCACTCCCCCGGTAACGGTAACGGGGATGGGCTCCGTGGCTTTGTTCCCGACCTTGACGTGTAGGGCTCTGCGCCCAAATGTGTCATCTGAGTTACCAAGGGGTAGCCCTCGGTCCATTATCAAGGCGCTGTTTGTTTCCACCTCAGCCATTATCCCTTAGCCCTTTTCTTCCTACAATCCGAGCACCTTACCTTGGCATCGCTTGCGTGCCTAGCCCATGTGTAAGTTTGCCCGCAGGATACGCAGACCCTTGTCCGGCATTGGACACAGATCCCTGACGCGTGCTGAGCCCACCCGACTTTGCATTGTGTGCATGGCTCTGAATATCTTGGCGGCTTATTCAACGCTGCCTTGTGGCTCAAGCCATCTCCTCACGTCGTCTATCGATCTTGCGACACAGACTATCCCACCAGCATTAGTAAAATCACTTAGGAACTTGGATTGATCCGGACTAAGGCGTCCAGTTTTTGACTTCACCTCAATGGCGATAGGGACACCATCGTAGATCCCAAGGATGTCTGCCACCCCCTTCTTCTGGTAAGGGGAGTTCTTTTTTCTATAGATCCCGCGCCTTGGGTCGAATATACCGACGGACTCATTGACCCAGAAGAAGCAATCTCTCCTAGTAGACAGGTACTCGCAGATTGCCTTCTTGATCTGCCCCTCTGGAGTCATGCCGCTAAAGTCCTACGCTTTTGACAAGGCGTCAATAGTCGTATGGGACAACGATAGGCTTATCCTTCGGTGGCTTCCTTGCACCAAAGGTCAGTCTCTTTTCCGTGGCCCTATCGTATTGGACTAGATCCTCGCACACGCATTTATCTCCCCTGTAGGACCCTGAGTCATAGCCGGATCTCATGCAGTAGACGCGACACTCGGCGTTACGGACATCTTGAAGAGTCAAACAGGCGGCGACAAGAGCGATGGCCCGCATCCCTAGATTGTGCGGGATGTCCCTTCTCAGTTCAACGTGCCGATCGATTTTACGTTTGCCTTCTTTTCTATCTCATCTCTTTTGCGATCCCAACTTACAACGCACGCCAGAGCGAAGGTGCGCATTGCTTCCTTCTCTTGCTTATCAAAGCCCTTGGCCTTTGACGCGACGATCAGTCTATACAGCTCATCAACAAGAGCGTCAACCACCGCCTCCATGGGTCTTGTGTCCATGAGGCTACTGTGTTGCGATCTAACGGAGCAGTCAATCGCCTCTAAAAGTCTTTGCCGCCATAGCCGCGCCATAAGCTATGTTCGCACTAATGGTATCCGGGTCAAAATCTAGTGTATCCCCGATTGTTCTTTCCGGCGCTATTACACGCAGATCAATGAATCGATAGCCCGCCATGTCGTTTTTCCTCCGGCACACCTCCATGTCGTTCAGGAATACCTCATGCGACATGAGATCCACGGTGCGAAGAGCGATGTTTAGTTTCCTGGGCCACTTTAGTTCCCAGTCAGGCCCTGGCAGATCCTGCGTTAGAGGGCTGGCGAGTACAACCCAGATGCTTTCTGCCCCGTCCTTAATCGCTTTCTTTAGAGGCGTTTGCTCCCTCACCCCTCCGTCAGCGTAGCGGTTATCGGTGAGCTCCATGATCACTGGTATACAAGCGGATGCCTCGGTCCACTTAGCCATATCCTTGCGTGGCGTGTCCATTGTGGACTTGTAGATGATCTTTCCCTGCTCAACCATATCGACAAGGCAAACGGTTGCCGCGGCTCTCGCTCCAACTGAATCAACAAGTTCTTCCAATTTCTTTCGAAGAGGCTTCATATTGTAGATACCGGTGCTCCATAGTTGTTTCACCGGGAAGTTCTCGTGCAGGATATCAGACCAGTGCTTGATCCCTCTCCACTGTTCTTCTAGCCACTCATGCCCACGGAGAGCGAATCCCAGAGAGTTGAGAGCCCCTACCGATGTCCCGTAGTAGTGGTCCACCTGAAGCCCAAGCTTTAGCAGCGCCTGGACAGCTCCGA